ATCGGAGAAGATGCATATCGCATTGAGATGGCTTTGCCAGGCTGGAAAAAGGATAACATTGAAATTAAGCAACATAAGAATAAACTTACCATAGAAGGTAACGAAAAACAAGAGTTAGATTCTGACGAGGAGCGTTACATCCATAAAGGATTGAGCGGTAAAACCTTTAGTAGAATCTTTACGCTTGGCGATTGGGTAGAAATATCTGACGCAGGTTTTAAAAATGGTTTATTAGTAATTAATCTACAGGTGAATACACCTGAAGCTGAACTGCCTAAGAAAATAGAGATAGGCTAGGAGAATACAAATGCAACAAGCAAGACGGTTCTTGAATCGTTATGCAAGTGTGCAAGCGTTTCAAGACATTAAAGCTAAATACTGTCCTGATGGACAAACTTGTGAAGTCATTATCATGTTAGGTGCTATGATAGGATTCATGTTTATAGCAATGAGACCAATTATAGTAATATGATTATAACAGACAATGCATTCGCAAAGTTAAAAGAAAGGGTTGCCCTAAGTAATACTTGGGGCATCCGCCTTTCCGTTAAAGGAGGGGGATGTGGTGGATATACATATGAGTTAAGTTACGCAGACATGCCAGATTTAACTGATGTGGTATATAAAAACATCATAGCAGTTGATAGTCTCAGTTGGGACTATGTAAAGGATGCCACATTGGAGTGGCAGGTTGAAGGAGTACAAGAAGAATTTGTAATCCAAAACGAACAAATAGAAAGTGGACGCTGTGGCTGTGGTGAAAGCTTTTACATGGATAAACTATGAATATAAGTAATACAGGAATAGATTTAATTAAACACTTTGAAGGGTGTGAGACTGAGGCATATTTATGTCCAGCAGGCGTACCAACTATTGGCTACGGACATATAAAAGGAGTGCAGATGGGCGATGTAATAACAGAAGCACAAGCACACGAAATGTTAGTAGAAGAACTAGAAGAGTACGAAAGTTATATAAATGATTTCGTTACAGTTAGCTTAAATCAAAATCAATTTGATGCTATGGTATCGTGGGTATATAACTTAGGTAGTGGTAATCTGAGAGCAAGTACACTTTTAAAAGTACTAAACTCAGGTAACTACTCAGATGTTCCAGAACAAATTATGCGATGGAACAAAGCAGGTGGGAAAGTCCTAGAAGGACTTACTAGAAGAAGACAAGCTGAGGCTAACTTATTTGGACATTAACTTTGAAGGCGAGACCTATCATATAGGTCAGCATATGTGGGACGCTATGTGCGCGCAAGCAGCAGAGCGTGAAATGACTATTGATGAGTATATTGCTGAAGCATTTACATTATTAAGGGAAAAGAAATTAACAAAGCAATCAAATTTAGAGCAGGACACTATCGTCCACTCACAGACGGATTAACGATAAAGCCTAGCGAAATTAATGGGTTAGGCTTACACACCCTCGAACCCCTAAAGGCGGGCATATTTTTAGGAGAAACTCATATTTGGGAAACCAATAGGGAGACTTGGATACGCACACCCTTAGGAGGATTTATTAATCACAGTTCAAATCCTAACTGTTTTATAAATACTAATATACACTACCATGACGGACAGCAAAGAGAGTTGTATACTATAAGACCTATAGAATCAGAGGAAGAACTCACAGTCTACTATACAGTAGGATATGATGACATTCTATGACAAACCCTTTAAACGACACTCTTGAAGAAGAACAAAGAGTAATAATATGCGAACAACAAAAAGAAATTAATACTTTAAAGCAGAATATTATACAACTGCGAGATATGGTAGCAGTAGAAAACGAAGCTAAATATCGAGCATATGTAAAAATAGCTGATTTGCAAAAGGAAAAACATGACACAGACATACGAAATAAAAATAATATTTGACGCTGATGTTGAAGATGGCGACCCTAAAGACTGGCTGCCCGAAGCATTAGAAGAAGGATACTTTAAGTACAAAACTCGAAAGATTTTTAGTACTGAAGTCAAACCTATAGATAAAGAAGACCCCATGAATAAATGGATTAAGGACTTCAAATGAGCCCAGAGGTGAATAATCTAAAGGTAGCCATAAGAGTACTAGAACAAAACCAAAAGGCAACAAATAGTGCTTCAATTTGGCAAAGCTACGAAGATGAGTTAATACCGCTTCGTAAAAAACTGGGAGAGTTAGAATGTCAAACGGACAACAAAACATAGGACAGTTTTCTGGTGATATGGATAGGAACGAAGTTGAGATAGACCTTAACAAGTTCATGGCTTTATTACAGGAAAAGTCCGAACTCAAAGATAGAATTAGAGAATTAGAAGATATAAGTAATGTAAACCCCTTTCAAAAGGTAGTGTTTTTAGCACAAACCGTTGATAGTTGGAGAATATTTCCAAGAGCATTTTTAAGTATTTATATGTTCCTTCTCTATTACGCAACATTTTGGTTCATGGATTTACCAGAACCATCATTAGAACAATCAGGCTTAATATCAGTATTAGTCGGAGCAGGCGCAGCTTGGTTTGGACTGTATGCTGGGACACATAAAGCCCCAACAGCAGGACAAAAAGATTAAAAAAACAACTGAACAAAAAATATTACAAGTAGCAAATTTATCACCAAGTGAGAGTGCTATAGAAAAAATTGTAGAGATACACCCCATGAAACAGATAGCTATTATGTCCGTAGTTCAGGCGGTCATGTTAGCATTTATGGGTGTATCTATGTATATAATAGGATTAATATGGTAGAAGTAGTAATATATAGTAAAGATAATTGTGTATTTTGTGATAAAGCAGTAAGACTTGCTTTTATAAAAGAAACAAAATGTACCGTTAAAAAACTAGGAGTAGATTTTGAAATAGAAGATATGTTTCAGATATTTCCAAATGCTAGAACTTTTCCTCAAATAATCGTTGACGGCAAGAACATTGGTGGGTATGCAGAATTTGAACAGATGTTTAAATGATTGAGATATTTCAAAATGTTCTTACCGAAAACCACAGAGAAGAAATTTATATGCATGCAATTAATGCAGACTATAAAATAGGGTGGGGTGATACTTCTACTTTTGAGTATAGGCAATACCCTTGCCTACACTCAGATATTAGTAGACCAGACTGGAGACAGCTAGACTTTGTTGAGGGCATACAAAACGAGCCTATGAAAGACTTAGTAAACGACTTACAGTTTGATAAAGCAGTAATAAACTTAGCAACACCTTCATCAATTCAATTTCCCCATACTCATGGGACATCAACAGTAATAACCTATTACATAAATCCAGATTGGAAAAAAGAATACTATGGAGAAACTATTTTCTATGATGATTCTATGACACATTGTATAGGTACATCTTTATATCACACAAACTCTGCTGTCGTATTCGATGGCAGGATACCCCACTCCATCAGACCAGCTTCACATATAGCGCCTAGTTATAGATTTAGTTTGTCAGTATTTTTTAGACAAAAGAACTTCATTGAAGAAGCAAAAAATATTTCTTGACACCGCCCTTAAAATTTTGTATAATACATTATGAATTTATTTTATTTAGACGAAAATTTAGATAAGTGTGCGGAATATCATGTGGACAAACACATTGTAAAGATGCCGCTAGAAGTTGCACAAATCCTATGCACAAGTATATGGATTGACCAATTCTTAGGGTTTGTTCCCAGAGCGTTGAACAAAGAAGAAAGAGATGTGCTTAACGAAGAAAAAGCAAAGATAAAACATCTAACGCCAGAAGAACGACCTATCACACCATATCTACCAATGATGTACAATCACCCATGTACTATATGGGCGCGTTCATCACTAGACAATCACGAGTGGACACATTGCTATGGCAATGCATTGAATGATGAGTATAGATACAGATATGGTAAAGAACACAAATCTATCGATCAAGTAGTAAATAAATTACCTGAGCCAGTTAATATGCAGAGAGTAGGCTTTACAGAGTTTGGTTTGGCAATGCCAGAAGAACTAAAAGATTATGATAATCCTATACAATCGTACAGAGATTATTACCACCTTGACAAAGCAACCTTCGCTAGCTGGAAATATAGAGACAAACCACATTGGTGGAACGAGGAGTATGCAGACTATGAGAGTCGTATTACAAGATAAGCCTTACATATCAGTTTTCTTTCCAGCTCATTGGAGTCAAGAAAAGATAGATATTTGGTTGGCAAAATGGTATTCAGCTAGACAATTAACACATTAGGACAAAATGACAGACACAGAACAAAAACAATTTAATCACTACGGAGACTTCGTAGTGTCAACAACATCAGAAGAAAGCTTAAGCACAGTAGCATTAATAGATAGGCTGATGGAGTTAGATATACATACACCAGTAGAGTTCTCACAACTACTTACAGCATCAATAGGTATGCAAGCTGAGTCAGGAGAATTCTCAGAGGTAATCAAAAAGATTATCTTTCAGGGAAAAGAATTCAATGAACAAGAAAGATTTCATCTCATGCGTGAGTTGGGAGATGTCTTGTGGTATTGGGTGCAAGGCTGCAAAGCACTTGGGTATACACCTCAACAAGTAATGGAAGAAAATATTAAAAAATTAGAGAGTAGATATCCAAACGGATTTGAAGTTATGCGTAGTGAGATACGCAAGGAAGGTGATATATGATAGTGCTAATGAAAGAACACTATCATACCTTTCAACACGAAGATCGTACAGCAGAGGTATGGAAAACAATAAAAGGTGAGTGGGCTACTAGATACTATGACAAGAAGGGCGGAAAAGCTAGTGTCTGGGTAAAAGATGTAATTCATACGGGCAAAAGTGAACTATGGGCAGAAAATGCTGCCGAGAACTGGGTATTCGGAATAAACTCATGATGGAAACAATAGAAACAATACTCATGTTACCTTTTTACATTTTTAAATATGCTTTCTCTTTAGCTTTTTGGTTTTACCTAATAGTATTTATACAACAGTCTGATTGGTATTTTAACATAAGTTCAAAAATCAGGGAGAAATTAGATGCAGGGTAATAAGTTTAATGAAGATATAATCTTAAGTAGATTAAAAACTTATATTGATAATACATATGCTCAACACTACGGAAAGGGAGATATACAAACTACAGAAGTAACTTTTGATGCAGGTCATGGAGAAGGGTTCTGTCTAGGTAATATTATAAAGTATGCTCAACGCTTTGGTAAGAAAGATGGCAAGAATGAAAAAGATTTATATAAAATTATTCACTATGCAATCATTCTACTAGGACAGATGGATAAGGACAAAGAAAAAGAATATAGAGATTTTCAAGACCATATGCAAGAAGGAGCAGAATAATGCCAAGAGGAGTTCGTGCAAAATCACATGAAAAACTAGATGACACAAATTTACAAAGAGTATGGGAAGCCCTCAACAGTAATAAGCCTATAACAAAGAAAGAAGCTTGTGAAATGCTCAATATTACATATAATACTACTAGGCTCAATAATATATTAGAAGAGCATAGAGATACTATGCAGTATAGAGCTAAAAGAAAGTCGCAACTAAAAGGCACTAAGGCTACAGATACAGAGATAAAACAAGTTATTGAGTGGTACTTAGAAGAAATGCCTGTATCAGAAATAGGAAAGTCTATGTATCGTAGTTCTACTTTTGTAAAAAACATAATCAATAAAGTTGGTGTGCCAGAAAAAAGACCCAAAACAGAACAAGGTGGAGGTGCTAAAGTTGGGTATTTACCAGATGAGTGCGTTTCTGAAAGTTTTGAAGAAGGAGAAAAAGTCTGGTGTGCAAGATATGACTTGCCAGGCATAGTTAAAAAAGTAATGCCAAACAGTAAACAAACAAATTACAAAGAAAAATATGGTGCAGACTGCTACCATGTATATGTAATACAATTAAGAAATTTTGAGAGTTCTTACTTTGGCTTTCAAAAATTAGGGGGTTTTAATGCCCACGCAATAGCCTATGATTTAGGCAGACTAAAACATTTAGAAAAGTACGGCGTAGAAATATAGGAGAAACGCATGGAACCATGGACGATAATAGTGTCCATATGGTTAAGTACATGGTTCATGCTAATATGGAGAACATACTCTGTTAGTATGCGCATGATTAAAGACCACCCGAAAGGACGCTATATAACAAAAAACAAAGCCTTACACTTTATAGTGTATGCATTAGGAATGTTTGTCATGACTCCGTTTATATGGCAAGTAACATTTCTTGAAGAATCAAGAAGAAAATGGGTAATAGCCTATGTTAACGGAATTTTAGGAGTAAAAAAATGAATGAATATATAAGAAATGCACTAAAAGCTAGGTACACAGGTGACATAGCAGAAGCAGAAGCAAATATAAGAATATATCTTAGAAACTCTGTAGGTATTGGAGAACACTCAGATATAATAGGTGCAGTAAATGAGCAAGTAGAAAAAGCTGTTCATGCACAAGAAAAATTAGACTATGTTAATAGCCTAAAATGGTGAGGAACTAAAATATAGTTCTTGACTTAGCGTCTATTTTTCTGTATAATATTAATATATGGGAGATAGATTTTATCAACAACAACTCGATAAGTTCGGCACTTGTGCAGGATATCGAGGTACAAAAAGGAGAAGGCGCATGGCATGGACAGACGAATCCAAAGCTCAAGCCGTTGAGATGTACACAGAAGCAGAGGCAACTCCAGAAACAAGTATGGAGATTGTAAAAGATATTGCTGACGAATTAGGCGAAAGCCCAAATGGTGTCAGAATGATTCTTACTAAAGCTGGCGTGTATGTTAAGAAAACCCCTGCAACTGGTTCAGCTAAAGCCTCAGGCACAGCTAGTACTAGAGTAAGTAAAGCAGACGCAGCTCAATCATTAAAAGATGCATTGAGTGACGCTGGTCAAGACATTGATGATGACATCATTGACAAATTGACAGGCAAAGCATCAGTTTACTTTGCAGGTGTTATCAACGCAATAACAAAATAAGTTAAAAAAATAACGATACTGTCCATTACTAAAGAGAAAGAGTTTTCTTAATAGTAATGGAGTATCATAGTGAAAAAATCTGAGTTCATCAGAACAGTAACTAACTGCGGAGACGCAGTTATAACATACAG